AAATGACCGCCGCACGCCGCAAGGAGATCGCTCAAGGGGCCGCCCAAGCCCGCTGGAAAGCGCATAAGAAAGTCAAGCCGTGATTCGTCGTGACTATTTCACAGAAACAGCTCGACGTGGCCTTGCAGAAGATCGCCGAAGAGTTCCACGCGATTGATGAGACTTTAGCAAAGCTTCAAGTTGCAGTTCGCGCTCTGAAAGTCGTTGTAGCAGCGCGGCTGACTCCGGGTTTTCCAAAAGAAGGGTTAAAGCTGATTGAAGAGGTAGAGCAGGAGTTCGCGAAACTAGATCCCCACGCAGAAGCGCGGCAACGATTTTCCGACGTAATTGAGATGCAGAAAATTTTCGAGAAGCACGGCGGCCCGAAACAGGCTTAGACATGCGCCCATTTTACCCCAAAATCCCCGAAAATCTCCCCCTAGCACCTTAGTAACCTACCGTTCTGGCAACCGTTTCGTGCTATATTCACGCCTGTAACCCTTTTGCACCTGTTTTGAGGCATTCCCGCGCGCCATGCGCGGTGACACCGTAGCCCATCCCTTTGTATACGTGTCTCACGACTGTCAAGTCCGCGTTCTCGCGCACAATCAATCGGCCGGCAGTGGGCGCACCAGCGCGCTCGTGCCCTTTGACATTGCCGATCTGATGGTGCAGCGCATGGCCGCCGAACGTATTTCTCGCCGCGTTATCCGCCTTTTTTCCCCTGATTCGATTTTTCTTCCCGCCAAAGATTTCCCCCAAACTCATCGCCCCGAAGAGGGAGAACCCCTCAACCAACCTTCTCCTGAAATTCACGGCCTGCACTTCAAGCCGGCCGATCCTGCCCGCCAGAAAGCCATGTACCGCGCCGATGCGCTGGCAGTGCTCGAGGAGTACGTGTGGGCCTGAGCCTGGTGGTCTCCGGCACCGAGATCCCTGATTTACTTCCCTCTCTGCGCGATATTCTGACCGAAACGCAATTCAAAATTGCCGGATATGTGCGCGATGGCCTATGGAATCCCGAGATCGCGAAAGTTTTAGGGATGACTCACAATGCCGTCAAAGCGGAGGTAACCAGATCCTTCGACCGAGTGGGCTGCGACAACCGCGTCATGCTCGCTGTGCGTTACGAGCGCGAGGAAATGCAGGGCCGGTACGAGCGCTGATGGATGACCCGAACCTGATTCCGAGATCTGCGAGCGTGCCTATTCGCGAGTGGCAGGATTACGGGCGGCGCAGCGCTGACCAAATCGCCAAAGACTTGACCGCGGCGCATGATCGCATTCGTACTCTGGTGCGCGAAGCCGACCGCCAGGAGCATTTGATCTTGCAGCTCACCCAGCGCGATGACCGGCATGTGATCATGTTGTGGATTCAAGGCGGGGCGTTGGCGGCGATCTGGGCTCTGGTGCTGGCATTGATCTTTCGGTGAATCCAGATTGGTTCACGGTGGAAGAAAGTCGGGCGCTTCTGCGTGTCATCTTTCCCAATTACCCGGACACCAGGAGCCCGCAGCCCTGTCCCGACCTGGAGCAGTTCATCATGAATTACCGCAAGAAGCCGGACCCGGACGACGACGAGGAAGAGGAAAAGCCGCCGATTTCGTAGGTGGGCGCTTGCAACAGTATTTTATATTGTTGCGCTATTTGAATATGGAAGGACTTTCAAAGCGTCAGTTGCTTCGCTTGCTGCAGCACGCGAAAGCGCACAGTGAGCGCGACTGGTTGATGATGCTGGTGCACTTTTGGCATGGTGGTCGAGCATCGGAAGTCATTCATTTGACGCGGGAAAACGTGCAAGGCATGTATTTAGTCTTCGATCGCTTGAAAGGCTCCGATCCGTGCCAGCAGGAGCTGGTGGTACACCGTAATCCCTTGCTTTCTGAGCGCGCTCCGTTGATTGAACTGGCCTTGAATACCCCCTACCGGGAGCCTCTGTTCAAAATGCACCGCTCGACATATTTTCGCCACGTCCAGCGCTACGCGCTCGCCATCGGGGTGCCATCGACCAGCGCTCGCACGACGGTTCTAAAGCATACGCTCGGCACGCTGATGATTAAAAACACGCCGATTAACAACGTGCAGCGGCGTATGGGCCACAAGAATATTTCTTCCACCGCGCGCTATATGCGGGTGTGCGAGTCGGACGTGGACAGGGTTGTAAAAGGTTCCGTCAGGCTTTGAACTTTTGAACTTATAGTGACGGATTCAAATCATGCCCCGCGGGGGAGCGCGACCAAATTCCGGGCCAAAGCCCAAACCGAAGGTCCCCGGTGTACGCGACAAAAATGCGGCTGCTGGCATTCTTGAAGCTCTTAATCGTCCAGCGCATTCCGGCGACAGTTTCGAGGTACAGCGATTTCGTGCGATTGACAACAGCGGACCGGGAATGTCTCTTGACCTCCGCAAATACCTCTACGACAAACGCGACGGCAAAGCTGTGCACACCGTGAACCACCTGCACGACAAGCCTCTCGACGTAAACATGACTCTTTCGTTAGGCGAAGGTATGAGAATCGCCATGGAGAAAGCCGATCAGCGTGTCCGCAACCGCAACTAGAATCGACGTAGAGCAGTCGCTGCGCGAGCGCTTGGCGGAATTTCGCTGGGACCCGCTGGGCGCGGTGATGTACGGCTTCCCTTGGGGAGAAGGCGAACTGGCCGCGTTCAAAGGGCCTCGTATTTGGCAGTGCGAGGAACTTGATCGGTTGGGAGCCTGGCTGCGCGATCCCGAGACTCGTCATAGTGTTTACCGTCGCGCCATTAGCTCCGGTCACGGCCCCGGCAAAACTACGTTGCTTGCTTTTATTTCCTGGTGGAACCAATCCACCTTTCTTGATGCGATGGCGCGTATCACCGCCAACACCGATCGCCAACTCACAACTACTACCCAGCCCGAATTCGCGCGCTGGTTTCGTCTGGCGATTAATGCTCATTGGTTTCAAGTCAACGCCTCCTCGATCAAGGCGCACGACGAGCGCCATGAGCAGACCTGGCGGCTCGATTTCGTTCCCTGGTCGGAGCAGAATTCGCAAGCCTTCGCCGGCAAGCACAACGCCGGACGCCGGATGTATTTCGGCTTTGAGGAAGCGAGCCCGATTCCGCGCGAAATCTATCGCGTGGCCAACGGTGCACTGACCGACCTCGGCACCGAGAAAATCTTTATCGCCATCGGCAATCCGGTGCTGAATACCGGCGCTTTTTTTGACGCCTGTTTTGGCACCGACCGCGCCCGCTGGCATCCGCGCGTGATCGATTCGCGAGACGTGGAAGGATGCGACCTTGAAGAGATCAAGAGCTGGTTGGCGGAGTGCGACGGCGACGAAGATTCCGACTATTTCCGGGTGCGGGCAAGGGGACTTTTTCCAAAAGGCGGGACTGGGCAGTTTATCGACCTCGAAGCCATCAGCCTTGCCCAGGCTCGTCGTCCGATTGTGCTGCCTGATGATGCTTTAGTTGCGGGCGCTGACTTTGCTTGGGGTGGCGCCGACGACAATGTGATTCGATTTAGAAAGGGTAACGACGGGCGCTCCATTCCGCCGATCAAAATCAAGGGTGAATTTACTCGCAACCCTACGGTGATGATTACGAAGCTAAGCGACGTCCTGGCGAAGTCCTACAACAATGAAAAGATTGCCATGCTGTTTGTCGATTCGGCGGGCATCGCCGGCCCAGTCGCGCAACGATTGCGCGCGCTCGGACACACGAACATCATGGAGATCAATTTCGGCCAAGACTCGACCGACATGAAGTATGCATATCGAAGAGATGAGATGTGGGGCAAACTGAAAACCTGGTTACAGGAAGGCGGAGCGATTGACACGGACCCCGGACTGGCGTCGGACCTGGCGAAGCCGATTTTAGTCTCTGATCGATTGCAGAGGGTAAAACTGGAGTCGAAAGAGAACATGAAGAAACGCCTGGCGCGCATGGGCGCTGATTCCAGTTCTCCCGACGATGGCGATGCCCTGGCACTGACCTTTGCTATGCCGGTGCTCCCAAAAAAGAAATCGACGGCATCAAGTTCCAAGCGCAGCTATTCTCCCTG